TAAGATCTTATTGATTCCATCATTAACATCTTTCTTAAACTCACCAGAATCAGATTTATCTTCTGCCGCTTCTGATTCCTTATCTTCTGGTTTAATTTTATCTACCTTTACAATCGCACCTGGTTTGCGATTTAATACTTTATTAATATCAACCTTCTTTGGTTTTACTTTAAACTTACCAGTCTTTCCTTTGACTCTCTTAAATTCATTCGTAACAAGTTCAATACTCTCAGTAGTCATCTGAGAGTTTGTCATTCTACCTTTAACTGCTGCTTCTTTTAAGAGTGAAGCATACTCTTCATAAGTTAAATCAAATACATCTTCCAATCCCAAGATAGAAAGAATCTGGGAATCTATTTCTTCATCAACAAGATCGTCAGATTTTTTTGGTATGGTCGCAAGTGCTCCAGGTGGTTCTGGAGTATCTCCCCTTCCAATATCATTCAAGAGATCATCAAGTCCCTCAGGCATTTCATCATCATCTTCTTCATCTTGTTCAATGCTAAAACTCTGAAATACTGGTGGAACTAAAACATTTGGGTAATCATCCCATGCACCATCTTTTGTTGTAAGATCTTTTAATTTTGCTAATATCTTTTTTCTATGGTCTTTAATTTCATCAAAAGAAACTCCAAGACTATAGATCCACTTTATTACATTTTTTTGATTTTTACTTCTTGGATTTGGACTTTTTCCTGCATAGTAAACTGCCTTATCAAAATCCGACTCAAATTCTGGCTCCCAAACACCATCAGTACCTTGAATGTATGTAATATTTGAAGGTATCTTTAGATTATTTGGGAGATCGGTTACCATGAAAGTTTACCCGCTATTTTGTTGTTGCTTTAGTTTTTCTTCTTCAAGGTGTTGCTGAAGTAAAACCACATAGATATCTCTTTCCCAAGGCATCAAATTTTCTACTTCCCATAATGAATATTTATGATACTGAACCAAGGCAAAGTTAATCTTAAAATAATTCTCAAGGTCCATATGGGACATCGCTATGCGAAAAAACTTGATAACCCTTCTAATACTACGGTACTTTCTACTTTTGTTTTTGGATTTCTAACCTTAAGTTCATGAGATAGTTTAGGCATTGTGGTAAAGAATCTTTCCACATCTTTAAACTGAACACTATTCATTTGACCTAAGAAGTCAATCAGTTCCTTCTTGGTGACATCAGAAGAAGACCAAACTTCTTCTTCATTATAAATCTTATCAATACAAGAAGCAATCAATTCAAAAGACTTATCAATATCCATTTCGGAATTGACATCAAAATTATTTTTAATAAACTCGTCCAATGAAGGATATTTCATTTCCATAATCAAACTATCGTCAAGTTTAATCTTATTGGTATGTCCCTTTTCTTTGGTGACTTTAATATCATCAATTACAATCTTTACAGGAATACTAGTTTGACCATCATCAGGAGCAATAATACTAACCTCAATTTCCTCTCCAACAGACTTACCACGAATGTTTAAAAACAAATACTCAATGTCAAAAGTTGGAAGAGACTCTACCTTAACACCTCTTGTCTGAATACAGCTTTTTAGAACTGCTTTAATTGCATTAGAGATTTCTTTATTGCTTTCTGATTCTAATGCAAGGACAAGAAGTTTTTCTTCTTTAACTAGAAATGGTCTATACTTAATTGTTTTTCCAGTCGATGGCAACTCAAGTTCATATGATGGAGTCGCAATTGTGGGTAAAGGCATAATGTCCTATAAGTGGTTCAGTAATGATATTTATTATGTTGCTACGGTAGGCCCAGGTGCTCCAGATGGTGGCCTTCCTAACTGATCTCTAATTCCAAATTGATCCAAAGCAGGATTTCCAATATTTAAGAAGTCATTCGGACCTCTAAATCTCTGATCTCTATTTACAGAGAATTGAGGATCAAAGAATTCTGGACTATAATCAAAGTTAAATTTATTAAACTCAACAACACCCGGTGCTTTTGGATCTTCTAATGTGGATGGTGGGGTAATCTTTTTTCTTTCTCTTACATATCTAATATAAGAAAATGAAACATTATATTGCAACAACTCACTTGCCTGATAATTAACTGGAACTGATGTAACTGATGTAGGAAAAGCACCTACAAAAGTATAATTTAATGTATTGCCAATATCCTTTTCATACTTTACAACATACATATCACTCTTATACTTTTCTGGATAGTTCATCCTATAATGAGTATAAGCACTCTTATATGCTTCTCTTCCAAAGGTGCTTCCAAGACCACTAATATAATCTATCCATCCATCAAAAAATTCTATAACATTATAATTTCTATCAACATAAAATGTTAAATCGATAGTGTCATCATAGATTCTACGATAAGCCATCTTCTCTGTTACACCATGATAATCAGATGTAACATCATGAGTTGCTAAACTTGTTCCAGGTAAAGTTGTTTCCGAACATAATAACTCAATGTTGGAAATATTTTCTGGTGTAACTCCTCTTCCACTTGCCGCAATGAAAGAAGACACAGCAGGAGGAACTGCAAACTTCACATGATATATTGAAGTTTGTGCTATGTTAAGTATTCTTGTTTTGAGATCACTTACAGAATAATATGTAGGGTTTCCTGGTGCTCCCATTTATAAATAATTTGACCTTATATATTATGTAGCCCAGATATGGCAGAAAGTTTAAAGTCAAAGTATAAACCTTCCAATCCTCAAAAATACAAAGGCGATTACAATAATATAATTTGTAGAAGCACTTGGGAAAGAAAATTTTGCAGGTGGTGCGATTTAAATGAAAGCATAATATCTTGGGGGTCAGAAGAATTTTTCATCCCTTACGTATCTCCTGTTGACAATAGAGTTCATAGATACTTTCCAGACTTTATAATTAAACTTAAAGAACAATCTGGCAAAGTAAAAACATATGTGATAGAAGTAAAACCAAAAAAACAAACTGTTCCTCCGGTAAAAAAGACTAGAGTAACAAAGTCTTTTATTCATGAAACCAAAACTTATGCTGTAAATCAAGCGAAGTGGAAAGCTGCAAAGGAATGGTGTGATGATAGACTTCTTGAGTTTAAAATTATTACAGAAGATGAATTATTTTAATAAAACCATTATACTAGAGAAAATTATAAGGGTTATCAAGATATTTTATCTTAAAGGGGTAATTGGTCATCAAAAGGTAATCCATATCACAACTACACTTGGGAGGAATTCGCTAATAAATAATTAAAAAATGTCTAATGGCAATAATAAGGCGCCCACTATTAACTGACTCTTATACATTTGATCCAATAACAAATAATAAAAAGAACGTAAAAGTTCCCGCTAATGTTGAAGTAGATGACACAAGTCCATCAACTCCACCATCAGTTCTTGATGAGAATGGAGAAAAGTTTGGTCAGTGGTTACCACAGAATAATGCGTGGGGGGCAAACAGCGAATATTCAAAAAGTAATATTCCTAATGACCCCAATGGACAACCAGTAGATTCATATCTTTTTCAAAATACTGAGAAGTTAAAATTAGCAACTAGCAATATAATAAATTCACTTTCACCTCAAACTGCAAGAGAATTTTCCAAACAATCTTATTCTCCTGGTGTTATTGCTAGTGATGCCTTTGCCACAGATCCTGCTGCTGGAGGAGGTCCTGGTGATGTTGGAACCCAATCAGAAACTCTGGACACAAATAATTCTGATACCAAATCAAAATTATCTAGCAGTCGTGGTGAAATTTTTAGATATCCAATCAAAAATAATGATGAAGAATTTGATTTTTTAAAGATCACAGAGTTTCAATATCAACCTCCTGGATTATCTGATATTAGAAATAGTGGTTCTTTTGGTTCAGAATCAACTGAAACAAGAATAAAAGAATATGGTGGAACAGTTTGTTTGCCAATGCATCCTGGAATATCAGATTCTAATTCTGTTGGTTGGGGAGATGATCGTTTAAATCCAATTCAAGGAGCACTTGCAAATCTTGCTGCAGGAGCTATTGGAGACTTATCACAACTTAAACTAAAAGAGTCTGTAGGTAATTTTGCAGAGGATGCAATTGATATTGCATCGACACTAGGAAAGGATTCAAGTTTAGGAACTTATATTAAAACCTACTTTGCTGGTCAGGCAGTTGGTGCAAATATTACAGGTAGAGCAGGTGGATTAGTTGTAAATCCAAATCTTGAATTGCTTTTCACTGGACCCAATCTAAGGACATTTAGTTATAGTTACAAACTAACTCCAAGAGATTCCAAAGAATCAGAAGAAATCAAAAAGATTATTCTATTCTTTAAGAAAGCGATGGCAATTCAAAAAAGTAGCACCTCATTATTCTTAAAAACTCCAAGTGTATTTAAGTTAGAATACATTTATGGAAAAAATGGTGGACAACATCCATTTTTAAATAAGATAAAGACTTGCGCACTGACAAGTTTTAACGTTGATTATACTCCTGATGGAACCTATATGACATATAACGATGATGGTTCTATGACATCATATAATATCTCTATGAATTTTAGTGAACTTGAACCAATTTATAGAGAAGATTATGACGACAATTTAGCGGACATGGGATTCTAAAATGGCAACTCCTTATTTCAGACAAGTACCAAACTTTGATTATGTAACTAGGGGAACTGATAGTAAAAGAATATCTGAATATACGCAGGTAAAAAATCTTTTTAGAAGAGGTGCATTAAGACCTGATATTGCAGACAACCTTTTATTCTTTACCAAGTATAGCATAATTGGAGATGAAAGACCCGATAATGTTGCCTTTAAATTTTATGAAGATGAAAGTTTAGATTGGGTAGTACTACTTTCAAATAACATTGTAAATGTCCAATCAGAATGGCCTCTTCCTCAAAAGAACTTTGAAGAGATTATGTTAGAAAAATATAAGTCATACGATAATTTTTATAATGGAGTTCATCATTATGAAACAAAGGAAATAAGAGATAGTCTTGGAAGAATTATAATCCCATCAGGAATAAGAATATCTAATACCTGGAAAGAAGGTGGTGGATTTCTTAATCTTTTCGGAGTAATTGATGAGAGTCTTCCTGCAAGTAATTACAGATATGAGTATTTTGATTCTGGAACTTCTACAATAGAATCAAAAAACAGAGATGATTTACTTACTACAATAACAAACTATGATTATGAAAATGAATTAGAAAACAAAAAGAGGGATATATTTGTCCTTAAATCTAGATACTTAAATGTAGTGTTTAATGATATAGAAAATATTATGACATACAAAAAAGGTTCGGAACAATTTGTGTCCCGAACCTTAAAGAGAGGCGATAATATTCGCCTTTATGAATGATCAATCATCAACGAGTTTCTGGAAATAAGAGATTGCATCGTCTTCATCTTCATCAGAACTTGAAGAAAGATTGTTGAGTTGCTTACTGAGGTTTTCAGGAAGTTCACTCTCCTCACGACGCGAATTAAAGTTGGGAGTGTAAGAACCACGATCGTTGTCCTCATCATCAACTTCTTCATCAAGACGTGGACGGGGAGCAGTCTTCTGTCCCAGAACATACTTCAGACGCTTCTCAAGATCTTCATAAGACTTGAACTGATCTGCTGCGGAAAGAGCGTCTAGAGAATATTGCTTCTTCCAGAGGGCTTCCAGAGCATCGTCATCATCCAGGAGTGGTGCAATTCGGTCGAACTCTGACTTATCATAGTTCCAGTAACCATCCTTCTTGACGATTTTGATCTTGAAATTAGCACCTTGCCAAAAGTCGAAAGGATTGATTGGAGTTTCGTCTTCAAACTCAGGTTGCATTGCTTCCATGATCTTATCAAAGATCTTCTTACCATACTTAAACAGGAAAACTTTACCTTCGTTTTGAGGATTTGCAGGATCCTTTACAACATAAATGTTAGAATAGTAGGAGAGTTTACGCTTCTGCTTACGAACAGTCTCCTTATCTTTTTCATTACCACTGTTCCAGAGTTCACGGTTGTGCTCAGAAACAGGATCTTTCTGACCGATAGTTGTCAGAGAGTTCTCAATATACCAACCACCAGGACCTTGGAAGGCATGAGAATACATCTTTGCCCAAGGGAGTTCTTCACCTTCTACTGCTGGAAGAAAACGGACGATTGCAAATCCATTTCCAGTCTTGTCCATTTCCGGTTTCCAAAAACGCTCATCTGCTCCTGTGCTTGTATTTGCTTTCTCCACCTCTTTTACCAGTTTTGCGGTGAGAGAACCAAGAGAAGATTGCTTTTTAAGATTTGCGAAAGACATTAGATTACCTCTTTTTAAATTTGATTTGGCCTTTGGGACGACTTTATTTTACAGGAAGTAAAAAGGGATGTCAAGCCCGGTCTAGTTCCTTTTTCATTGACTCAACCATACGAGTCAGGTTGTCAAACACTAAATTCACATTAGACTCATTTGACATACCCATCATTATAATAGAATCTTCAATTCTAGTTTTAAGTTCTTTTGCTTCTGGATCATCAGACAAACTTAACCGCACATAAAGTACCTTTTGTTTCTCTAAAAGTTCCTGAAGAACTTCAATATGTTCAATCTTTCTTTCTTTTGACATTGATGGATACTCAAAAACATTATCATAAACTCTTTGTTGCAAAGAGTTTATTTCCAACATTTCATTTCTTACAATATCTGAATCAAAAAAACTCATCGATTTACCACTAATAATTTTAACATGTCTCTAAATTTAGACACATCAATATTTAGAAATGGTGAATATTTTTTAATTCTAAAAGATGTTAATTCCCATACAGGGTCTATTAACTTACTATCAAATTTCTTCTTAAAGTTTAAAATATGATCCAGTATAATCAAAGTTTCGATTGATACTTTTCCAGAAAGAAATAACTTTAAAATTTTTGGATGCTTGCTTCCCTTGATAGAAAACATTTCATCAAAATTCTCATCCAAAAAAGAATTCTCAATCTCTGTCTTAAAAAAATAAGAAAGAGATTGCATTCTCTTGTTCCAATCAACATATCTTTCATTGCCAGATTTAATTATTTCTCCAATCCACAATCTTTGTGGATCATCAGATAATGCAAAGTTGGCAACAAAGAAGTTTACAATCTCATCGTCTTTTTTCTGCCTTGAAATTTTCTCAAACCAAAATCTATCTTTCCTACCATAAAAAGTTTTCAATGATGATTTTGTTTTACCTCGATACTTATAAAAATCGTAATTGTCTTTTGTAAAATGATTCTTGATTCCAAGATAAGAGTTGTAAACCTCAAATGCTGTCATAGTATAAAAATAAAATCAAACAGGCAGTTTAGCTTTGGATGTTTTTTTGAGAAAATTAAGTTCCATTGCATTCCAACGGATCTTTTCTTTGAGTGGTTTTGAAATCAATTTAGGTACTGACTCCAATTCAATATTATTCTTTTCACAATAGAAAACTATTGCTCCAATATAATCAAGGTCATTATCATTTTTGACGATCTCTTCAACGTCTCTCGCAAATTTTTCAGCACACATAAATTTTTTAGTAAACTCTTCTTCTAACTGGTTTTTAGGTGACATAGTTGTCCATCTTGTCTTTTACAAATTTTTTTATGTATTGGGTTAAGAGACGGATATACTTTTCTTTATCTCGTTCCTCATAGACAACAACTTCACCATTAGTGCAAGTCATAATGATGACAAATTTCTTTACAGAGATTCCAGTAATCTCATGTAGCATACACGCATAAGCACAACACTGTACAAAATAGTGTTCGATCCAATCTCTTGGCTTTGGTTTTTTTGAAGTCTTAAAGTCGATGATCGCAAGTTCATTATCAAACTCTGCAATACAATCAACTGTTCCCGCAACACCCAAGAACTTACTATAAAGAGAACCTTCTAGGGCGTAAATATTATTTATGCGGTTAAGTTCAGGCTTAGCAATTTTAAACAAATATTCTGAGATTGGTTGAACTGGAGGAAGTTCTCTATTATAAAGATAGTTCTCAATTAAAGTATGGGCATCAGTTCCCCTACTTGTTGCTTGCTTGGTAACTTTATTTGCTTCTTCTTCTCCAACTTTCTTCCTCCACTTCTCAAAAATATGTTTGTTATAATGACTAATGACCGAAGTAATTGAGACTGCTTTAAATGGATCTTCGATATCTTCAATTTTATAATATCTCACACCATCAATGACCTCCCTTTTAAGACTAGGGAGGTCTACGTCTACATGATTAAAGATCATTAAATTACATTCCTAGTTGATGTTTTGCAGTTAGATACTCTTTAACAAGTCCGCTTCGGCAGACATCTTCGATACCAAATTCAATAATATCGAAAGAGGGCATAATACGCAAGACTTTCATGAAATCAATAATGCCATTCTTTTCATTTGTTTTGATCAAGTCCGACTGTGTTGCGTCTCCACAGAACATAATCTTTGAGTTTTCACCAACACGGGTGATGATAGAATCTAACTCATGACCATTTAGATTTTGGAATTCATCTACAATAATGATTGCATTATCCAGAGTTGTTCCACGAATAAAGGAAGTGCTCCAGAAACTGATGGTTCCTTGAGTCTTAAGGTTTCCATACAACATTTCAAAAGAAGCATCATCTGGCATTTCAAACATATACTTTACCATGTTCTTGTATGGAATTTGGTAAAGAGAAGACTTATCCTCATGGTCTCCTGGTAGAAAACCAATCTCTCTAGTTGCTACAAGAGACCTTACGATATAAATTTTCTCATAAGGTGTCTTTTCATTTAAAACATCTCTTAAAGCATTGTAGAGAGTAATAAAAGTTTTACCCGTTCCAGCACAACCATAAGCAACCAAGTTTTGATCTAAACCATATCTAGCAAATAATGTTTCCTGATTTTCTGTCAATGGTTCAATCTTTTTCATGTAGTCAAGATTGATTGGTTTCTTCCTTTTCATAACTCGATTACTTGTTCCAAATGGTACTGGATTAGCCGTTCTCTTTTTTGTCATAGAAATCAAATCTTCTTTACTCTGGATTTTGGTGCCTTTGATACTTTGTCTAGAACATCATTCCATCCGGGATGTTTTTTAATTAGTTTATCCTTCCATTCTCCAACCTCTCCTGGTTGGGGACAAGTAGATGGATCAGACCAATCCCGAATCCAATCAGGATTGTCTTCTTTCCATTGATCCCAATCATTAACACTCATCGTAACTTCTTTCTGTTCACCAGTTTCTTTGTGAACTACTGGGTATGTTGCCATTGTTATAAATTCAAGATATTATATTTAGTTCCATTCAAGCGCTTCTGAAACAGTTGGGAACTGCTCCATAAAGATCTTCTTGCAAGCATCGGCAATATCCATATGCTCCTTCTGAGTTCCATTGGCCGACCTAAGTGTTATGTAATGCACCCACGACCGAATTGTCCCACTCATATAAATTTTTGTAGGTGTTGCAAGAGGCAATACAAACCTTGCACATTCTTTTGCGATTCCCATATCAAGCATTGACTGATAGAGAACCATAGAGTCATCAAAGTGCTTACGAATCTTGCTCTCAAACTCTTGCTTTACCGAATCATCAATATCATCAATAGAGTTTTGACGATTCTTTGTATCCTGACGACGCAAGTCAAAGAGAGGAATACTATCTCCTAGAAGAGAACTGTCAGCATAGCGTTGTGAGAACTCTTGATATGTGAAAGAACGATGCCTCAGGATTTGGGCCGCAATGCCCCTAGTGGTCTCAATCTCAAGCGTCATGAATGCCTGCTCAAAGACGCTCCAGTGCTGGTGTTTCACGCAGTACTTAAGAAGACCCGCAACGTTGGGATTCTCCTGGTTAGAGGGGTTGCTGACCCTCGCTACGTACCCCATTACCTTCTCAGCATCAGGGGTCACAGAAATCAGTTTTACTTGCTCACTCATTTTCTTTCTTATAATTTTTACGTTTCTTTTTGAGTTCTTTCAACTCTGCTTTGATAAGTTGATAGGCAGTCTCTCCATCAATCTTATCTCCCATTTCCATTGCAATAATAACATCGGTGCGAGTGCCGAAGTGTTGCAAAGCCCTTTCAAAGGAATCTAAATCTTCATACATCAGTCTTCATCTTCATAAAAGATTTCGTCATAGTCGGTGATTGCTGGACCTATTTCTTCATACTTATAAGCATCTACATCAGAATAAACTTCTGACTTAAGGCATTCTACCAGAGATTCTAGATTTCTAATAATCAGTTTAAGTTTCTCTTTGTCCATTGGAAATCCTGTACCTTTATTATTTTACATAAAAAAAGAGAGGGTGTCAACCCTCTCTAGTCACTTAAGTAAGTGAACTTCAGCAACTATCAATAACATAAATGCCATTGATGCCAAAGTTATTTCTGCTACGGCTAGCATTTTTTTGCTCCAACAAGTTGTGCAATTTGTGCTTTATGTAGTCTATTCTGTTTTTGTTTTTGCTCTTTTACAAGCTGCAGGACATTCAGTTTCATTTGCATACCTCTTTTGTTTCGGTATGCTTCACACCTCTGTAAGTCTCTACAAAGGTTTCTTTTGTACAAACCATCTTATTCAGACGGTCATTGGTGTCATAAGCGGCACCACGATATACGACTTTAGCCATGAGATTGCCTCCAAAGAAATGAGTTAATTAAAACCCGTTCCTTCGGGCGGTTTGCGTCTCCGAAGAGATGAACGATCCGTTCCGCCGTCCTACTTGCGACCAGTTTCCTGGTTGAACGTAAGCACATTATAGTGCCATTAACTTATATAGTCAAGTGTTTTTGTATTTTATGATACAGTTTTAAATAAGTTCTTCGTTCTTAAGATATTGTAATGTTTCTTTAATACTCCCAATGTGTTTACTGCCAATTGCTACCTGAGGATATGTTGCTTCTTTACCAAACTCCATTTCAAACTGACGTTCACTAAAGTCCACACCCTCAATATATTCATGAAACTCTCCACCAAGATTCTTAAGAAGCATACCAATGCGCTCACACTCTTGACTACCGTTACTATAGATTACTGCCGTTTCATTCATAACTGATAAGATTTAATTAGATAACTTTTAAACTCTGGTACGTGTGCTAATGTAGACTCTAATACAAACCATTTAGAAGCAGTGGAAATGATATTATAAGTTTTTATTTCATCATCAATAAATTGAATCGCTATAATATAATGTTTCACTCAATCTCTCTGCCTCCAATCTTCTGGTTTATCTTGTGAGAAAAAGTCGATTATATCATCAGCACTTGTAAATCCAGTGCGATGATTTGAAGGATCTGGATCTCCAAGATCCATCGCATTCATAAAGTCATCTAGACTTCCTTCTTGCATCTCTGGATTATTTGCTGCTCGCCTTGCTCTACGAAGCATTGCTTCAGCAGATCCATTTGACTTTGCAAGTTTCTGAGCCCAAATCATATCATCGATTTGAACTTCCTCACACCCTGCAATTCTACCACAAATACTCTCCATGCGGAGTCTATATTGAGAAGAAAGCATCATATCCCTCGTTTAGTTTTATTTATCGGTATCTACTTCTTTTAGCAAATTATTTACAATAGTTTCACTACCATCCATCTCTTTAATTTTAAATATAGGAGATCTCATATACTTTTTAATCTTCTTATACTTTTTAAGAAGATTGTTGATTTCTGTTTTGTTAATAGAGACTTCAATACTCTCTTCACTAAATCCTTCACTCATCTTTTCTTTTTCTTTTCTGATGGTTTAATTCCCCAAAGTTTGGGGTTAGTTCTTCCATATCCAAAATCAATCTTTTGAACTGCTCCTGGACCATACTTGTCGTAGTACATATCAAAAAGATCTACTCTCTTTCTACACCGAGTTAAATCCATAAAGATTTCTCCTTCAACCTTATACCAAATACAATATGCATCATTTGGAAAGGATGGATCTTTTACAAGATCCAAAGTTGTTTTTTCTAGAAGAACTTCACATCCATACTCATGGGGCAGAACATTAAAATTCATTTTTTTACTTTGCTCCGCCATAGTTTTCTCCTTTACAACTGTCACGAACGACCTCCCCAGATAATATCAGGATAAGCTTCCGAAACAATTTCTTTTGTGACTTTATATTTCTCAGAAAGTTTTTTATCTTTGACAAGAATCAAAAGTTCTGCTTCCAATGGATGAAGTCCTTCAAGAATCTGAATAAACATGGTTTCTCTTCGGATAGTAGAAAGACCGTCGTTTCCGCCTTTAACAAAATTGTAGAGTTTTGTATATTCAGCTCTCAGAGATGTATGTCCAGCAGAAGAACTTTCAGACAAACCATTGAAAGTCACTCTTTCATCTGATCCAGAAATTTTACTATTAACCTTTTCACTTAAAGTTCCCCCAAGAGAAGTCTGATCCTTGACACTAGAATAAGGAACAGGACCTTCAGGAAGAAGAGAGATTACACTTTCATCAAAATTCCAAATAAAGATGCTTCTCAATGCAGGATTATCATATTCTTTAAGAAGAGAAATCTTGCTTGCCTTAGTTCTTTGCTTAGAAACCAATTCTAGAATTTCAGTTTGAAAAGCATTTGGTTGAAGTTTCTCAATAGTTGCACTTTTAACTGGTGCTTTAGTTGTTTTAGAAGTAGACCTTTTTTTCGTATTAGTTGTCATAATTAAAAATAATTAAGTTGATCTATTTATTCGTCGTCATATTCATCTTCATCATAATCAAGACCATTTTCAAATCTAACTGCTACAATTTCATCAGGAATAAGATTTCCGTTTTCATCCATGAATTCTGGATGTAGATAGGGAGGTCTAGTCTCTAGAAAATGTCTGTTGGCAATCCAACCAATAATTCCCCCAATCAAGAAAAACATAACAGTAAACATTGTTGAAAATGTTACCAGATAAATTGACTCCATTTTTATTCTCCAAAGAGTTATTTCTTATTGATGCAAAACTTGATTTGAAAATAGAACTCTCTGGAAAAGAAAGAGATTAATTTTTCAAATCTAAATTGAAAAACTTTTGGAACCTCCCTCTTTTTCTTACTCGTCTTTCGGAGCATAAGCTCCACACCTCTATTTATTGACAGTCTTTTTTCTTCTTCCCGGTCTTTTGTCATAACTATATTTCCAAGCATCCTCTAGGATACTATAAAGATATGTTTTAATTTTTCTTGCTTGTGGTTTTGGAATGTGCCCATATGCTTCACGAAGCATTTTGTGATTATTATCAGATCCACCCTCAAGATATTCTTCTAAATCATTTACCAAATCAGAAATCTCAACAGAAGTTTGACTCGTAATAAATTCTTCTACTTGCTTTCTTGTTGCATTTCTTGTTTTTAGATAATCATAAAATTTCAATACAAATTTGTTTTCAAAAGCATAATCAATTGCCTGATCAACATCAAAGTAGACTTCGTGAAAATTAGTATCCATTAAACAAGTTTGTTTTCCGAAAGGTATTTAACAGTTTCAGCACAACCACCTAGTTGTTTGCCGTCCAAAATAACTTGAGGAAACGTAGATCCATCTCCAAACTTTGAATAGAATTCTTCTCTATTAAAGTCTACATTAAGTTTTTTGACTTCATACTGAAATTTAGATAATTTAATAACCTTTTCTATCTGAGAGCAATAAGGACATCCATCCTTAGAATAAATTGTAAAGTTCATAGTAAATAATAAACTGAAAGTTATTTAGTGGTAAAAGGAATTCCTTCTGCCTCTGGTAAAAGAATCAGTTCCTCAGAATCTGATAGTCTCTCTTTTGCAGAAGGCAATCCTAATTGTCCTGGAAGTTGTTTATCTGTAGTAGAAGTTATGTCAATAACTTGATCTACAATAAATCGATTCTTTCTATATGCTCTATTGGCAGGACTAAATGCCACCATCATTTTTGCATCTTCTAAAGTAGCACAGTCAGCAATTCTTTTGCCAGTATTTAAATCAATTACCGAATAGTTTTCATGCATGATATGCTTTCAGATCTGGATTTGGTTGAGAAGGAACAACAGGATTACGACTTACATTCTTGATTACAATGAAAGCATCCTTTTGATAAGTAATAGTTCCAAAAGGTTTCGCCCACTTTGGATTTGCGTCTGGATGAGTTGCGGTTCCCGTTGCGGCAACACCTCCAATATCAACCCTCAGTTCATCTTCAGGGTCCCATCCAAGTTGCTGAAGGGCAATAGCAAACTGCCCAAGCATATTAGCACTTGTCTTTTTTTCTGTCATTGGTTTCACTCCGTGGTTCTTCATTATACAATGGTTTACCTGGCCTGTAAAGTTGAGGCCAGGTATCTCTCAGCATTTCTGAGATTTTATATGAGGTTTCAGATGTAATCACTTTCATACAATTTTCTAAAATGTGCGTCAACTTTTCTCAAATCATCTAAGTGAATCTTACACTCATAATTGTTGTCGTCGCACCACTGCAATGCAAGTTCATGAAATTTTTCATTTTCCATAACCTTAGAAACTCCATAACTTCTAGTAAAAGAAGACATTACAAAGTCCCAACATTGTCCTGGTTTGTTTTCCATTATGGATTGTGATCTTTATTTCCTTTAATTTTTTGATATCCCCAAACAGCGAGGGTGCCGATTCCTAGACCAGCAATGCAACATAAAAACATATGGAATAAGTGTTCGTAGGTAGAATGGTCAGCGTGATTCATCAGGTTTGTTTTTAATAGACCAAGTTAATTCTAACGTATTTGCCAGTAAAATGGCAAATACAAATATAAAAAGATGAGGCATCAGTTTACGGTAACGTGTCCAATCATTCCAGCGCCTTTATGAGGATCACACCAAAAGGTATACTCACCAGGAACATCAAAGGAAACGTCAAAGGATTCTCCAGGAGAAAATGCCAGACCTGTATGGCTGAGCTCGGGATGACCATCAACAATGACATTGTGAGGAGGTAGCACGTTATTGATAAAGTGGATGCTATCACCAGCAGCAATTGTAACTTCTGAGGGTTCAAAGACTAGTCCTCCATTATAACCCATCTGAACATCAACTGCCCAAGCAGGGAGAGCAAAGAAAAGAGTTGCGATAAGTGCAAAAAAGAACTTCATAAAAGTTTATGTAACTTCACTATCTATACTCTTTATATTCTTATACTTGGGATTTGTCAGGCATTCCTGATTAATCATTTCAGAGAACTCGTCTGCACATTTTATCCAAGTTTTTCTTGCTGTTGATACTAATGGATCTTTATTCATCATCATCTCATACCAGATATTCCATAATATCTTACACTCTTCAGACTTCTTCTTAAGATGTGGTTCCTTGTACATTGGAACCCATGGGATGTGTGCCCGTGACTTTAACTATTTACACAGAATACAATCCAGTAATAGTATCAACATCAGCAGGTCGAAATGCTCTCACTGGTGCAATCCAGTTGTAAGACATTACAGTATCATTAGTATCAGTGTCGTGCCATATGTCACCGTCTCTGTCATCATGTGGATGTTCAAGTCCTAGTGCATGACCCCACTCATGTAGATACACATACTTCTTATCGTCAGCAAATTTCTTGACTAGGATGGTGTATCCTTTCTCTGTTGGTATGCACAGACCAGAAGCATACTCATATGGTTCTGGCATAGCATACTGCTCATAGAATGCAACCTCAGCATGTTTTGGTTTCTTCAACACCTTGATGTCAAATGATACCATCTCATCTGTGGTTGCAATCATGTTACGAGTGAACCTCGTTGGACTATCAACATACACCTTGAGGATATTATCATCCAAGAATTGAGAGGTGTGTTGATAATTACGAGGATAGATTAGTTCTTCCATTACTCACCGTTTACAACATGGTCCCATGCGACACTAAACTTATCATCCCAGTTATCGCAGTATGGGAGATAAAAAGCATTGAGAGCAGCAGTTATGTCAACAATGCGTTGTGTATCACCAACATCTACTGCTTCTTGTAGTTTATCAAGAAGAAAACTAAATGATGTGATTTGATTGAATGCCTCTTGAAGGTCATTCATTACTTTCCAGGTTTTGTCTTCCATTGTATTCTCAGCCAAGGTTTCCATCAGAATAAAGTTCCCAAGCATCGCGATCATCAGTTCCCAAAGCATCTTTGAGTGCTTCTGTCACACTCTCTTTGAAATTCTTACGTGGAATGAAGATATCATCGGCATCACGTTTGTAGTCAGGATACTTCTCCTCAAACTCCATCTCTACATCATACAACAGTGATCCCACAATGTTATTGATAGTTTCTATTGTTTGACCTTGAAGTTGATCCCAATTATATCCAGGGAACATATCATCCTTCACACGATCCAGCAATGCTTTCTTGCAATGCCAACGGGAATCAAACATCATAGTGAATGCTTCCCAGTCCTGGTTAGTTTTGAAATTAGGAATTGTCATTTGTCCTCACAATAAAGGAAATACTTGTACTCGGCAAGTGGACCGTAGTGCCATTGAATTATATCACATCCTTTGTATTCTCCAACCACTTTGGTGGACTGTTGTTCAACTGGTGGATTCTGGGTCTGTGACAGTAGAGCTATGAATAGAATGAACAGTCCTACAACAATACCAACAAAACCACCACGAGTGAGAAACTCTTTCAGAAACTGTTTATCATCTTCACTCATTTGACAATTGCTCCATACCATTATCATTCTCTTGGTAGAGTTTGTCTAATGCTTTGCGTGCTTGTTCTTCATTGAATCCATCATATGTGGTGTCTAGCCAAGGTGCATCATCGTTATCTGGTAGGTTATGTTCAGTCATGATTTATATAAAAACCTCATAATGTTTCTTATTAAACTTCCAGTCAATCTGGACTTTTTGTTTGTCTGGATTATAAAACACCCGAAGTTTTTTACAGGCACCACCATCCTCAAAAGGATGAATAAAAATACTGTGCCTAATCTCATCTAAAATTTCAGGTGTAATAGGTTCAAACATTTTACCATAAATTTCAAGAGAATTCCTAATTCCAGTAGTCATATACTTATAATACTCTTCTTCTGGTCTTGATTTCCAGTATTTTCTGGATTGATTTACCTTCTCTTTACTCACAGGAGCATAAGGTGAATACTCAAATGCTTCTGTATCTATCTTATAGTAGGTAGTATCTGTAATGTCTTTCATAGTTCTTCTACTTCCAATTCAACAGCAAGATTTAGAATAGCATCCTTTACCCAGTTTTGTCCTTTGATGAAATAATGTTTTTCCATACTCAACTCTCGGTCAGGGTCAGGTTCAATATTGAGACCTTCAACTGCTTCAATAAGAGCAGCAGCAACAGCAGAGTTATCATAGTAATATGGACCTGGACCCAGCTTACTATAATACTCATTCATTATTTGTTGTGCTCTGTGCTTTCTAGTCATACTTCATCTCCTTGACAAGTGTGCGTGGATCAATACCAGCATCAGTACAATCCATGATAAACTCCATGAAAGCACCTAGAATGAGACAAGCACGGCGGCGATCATGCTCTGTGATAGTAGTATGTGGCATGGCAACATAGGATACCACATGCTCATAGAGTTCATCGTAGGTCATTTGAATTGCTCCAATACATCAATAACATGTTGAATACAATCTTTGGGGATGTGAATGGTTTCAACTTCTTCCCCATTACCATCCTGCATACTTACAGTTCCATACTCATCCGATGTAAAATCAAAACACCAACCATCTTCATCGCTGACAATTTTGATTTCTTTGGTGATAGTGTAAGTCATTCTACATCCTCAAGTAAATCAGAAATACGGTTCAGTTGGTCTAAGTCCATTGGAATGAGTTTCTCTTCACCACGATCAATACGATCTACCATATCTTGTAGATGCTCAAGAAACTCTTTTGGTAGAGTGTCATCTTCTCCCAGATAAGACCAGAAGCAATCATAACATGAATCATATGGATCATCATAGAACATGAGACCATAATCTTTCCAGTTACCAGTCATCAAATCACCCCAGTTTTGGAATGAATGTTTGATACTCTGCCATCCACTAAACCAGCAGTGTCCAATCCAATAGTCCCACCAACTCATCTAACAATCCTCCGGTTTAAGAAAATCTGGATCTTTCTCCACTGTAGATTTCAGCATCTCGTCAACAGCACGACGAGCACGATAATTCATGATGATGTCCATCACACAGTATCCGAAGGCAAATCCTGCCATAATTGTAGTAATCATGCTACTTGACTCCCAGTATCATAGAAAGATGTGTCACGCCAGTTGCGTCCACAAATATCAAAAGCAAATCCCAACTTACCAATGGAGAATAAGAACGAGAACAGTCTACCATATCCCATAGTAATTTGGAGATAAGGCCACTCAATCCATCCACCATACTCACCAATGTCAAATGACACCTGAAGTAGAGAGTAACTTCTAGTTGTAAGCACAGTCATATAGTATTCTGTGCCGTAGTCTTGACGAGTGCCAAATTGAATGAGTTTCATTTCCACTCTCCCTTAGATGAACATTCATAGTCTTGTAAGACACCTTGCTTGAAGTGAATCCGACAATCGGGCCAATCTTTCCAAGTCCCTTTCCAATTTTCTGGATAGATTGTAATATATTTGGTGATGTTCCACGGTCTTACTTTACCGTGATTTCCATTTGGAATCCAACGGAAGTTCAATAATGCTAATTCAGCATAACCCTCATCGCCTTCTTTGAGTTCCACAAAGTCGGCAGTTTCTGAGTAATCAATCAGATACAGTTGTCCGTTAGGAGACAACCAATACTGACTCATTGTGCCACCAATGCCCTCCTCAATGTCTTTTGTGTGACAAGGAACATTAGTAAATGATTCTCCAAGATCATATGATGAGCGGAAATAATCAAACATCCCCAACAGTCTTCCCCCAAGTTGGTGCAACTTTACTTTCCCAATGCTCAGCAAGTCCTTCCAGTTGTTCGTCAGTCAGAGCAGCAAAGCGTCGGAAACGACGGTGTAGACCCCAATAACGCTCTTCCCACGATTGATCATTGCTGGTGTCTTTGTTTGTTACAAATGTGCCATGAGGATCGGTGATCTCAAATTGAGGTTTATCATCCTCAAGAACTGTGCCCATAGCACCTTTTTGAATACGAGCAAACTCTTCTTCTGCTTTCTTCCAATCCTCAAACCTTCCACGGAGATCTTCATCCATAGTTAGTTCATACTCTTTACAGACCTTACGTTGATCTTCCTCAAGCACCATATCATTGAATACCAATGACATAGCACCACTGCGGATAGAGCAAGGAGACATACCTACACACAGCATGAACTTCTCAAACAGTTTGAAGTATTGTCGTGTGTTGAGATCAGCAGCAGGTGCCGTGATTACATAATGCTCTTCAGGAACAAAATCATCTTCAACAGTAGATCCAAACCCACTCTTATAGGTGGGAGTCCAGGTAGCATCAAATTTGAATGTCAGTTCAGCGTTGTAAGTCATCGGATGTAAAGATACTTTTTGTTTTCAATCATATGATCCAGAACTTGTGCAAGTTTCTGTTCATATGTGGGATTGTTGTGCTTCAAACACTCTGCATAAGCATCGTGAATCCGAGCATACAAATCCTCCCAATGAGTTTTGTCAATTGGTTTGATCATCTGGTCTTTTGCTCATAGGACTATTATACATCAAAAAACCACCTCCGTTAAGAGATGGTGTGCCAGTCATTTAAGTGTCTCTGGTCTTACGTATTCTATATCATTCCAATGTCTTACTGCGTTGGCCACAATAGCCACATTAGTGGTAAGATAAGTGATAAAAATGATAGTGCGTAAAATAGCAATGTAATCTGCTTCTCTGTCACATTTAGACCCCTTTTCTCCAAGTGCTTTTGCCCAGATTCTCCAAATTGTTTTTCTTTTTTTAGTCATAAAAAAGGAGACCCATTTGGATCTCCATTATAATGCTTATTTAGTTTTATGTCAAGTATGCAAAATTTCAATCACATCTTTTTTATTTGGATTTTTAGATGTTCCAATTACTTCCAATGATTCAAATGCATTATTATAAGTTCCCTTACGGTTAGTATCCAGATATTTTACTTTTAGTTTACAAGGAGAATGTGGGTAGTCACAAGATTTATCATAGACAAATCCAAGAATTTCAAATTTTCTTCCGTGCCTTTTTTGAATTGGATTGTCAATTTTACAAATGTCACCAGTCTTAAATGTGTTCATAAATCCTCAATGGTCTCTTAGATATTCTATATTAAACTCCATTATACCACAAAAAAAAGAGACCCGTAAAGGGTCTCTAATTCTATCAACCGATGGTTGGTGCAGTGAGAGCAACAGGAGTTGCTTCTACACTAGCAAGGTCCAAAGGAAAATTATGTGCGTTCCTTTCGTGCATTACCTCGAACCCGAGATTTGCACGATTCAGAATGTCAGCCCAGGTGTTAATAACACGACCGTTATTATCAAGCAAGGACTGGTTAAAGTTGAAACCGTTGCACTAAACCCTTAAATTTACCATCTTTAAGGAGTGGACTATATCTTCATCCCAGAAGGATGTCGGGCACTTATTCCTGTTATTAAGGGGACTAAACCCCTCAGGTAGTCTCTGAACCTTTCCCAGATGTATCTGGGACTTGGATGCTGATTACCCATTTATGGAGGGCTTCCAGCAGTTCACCCGATGTTTACCGTCAGATTGCTAAGACGGGACCCCTACGATTGAGGTTAAAAGCCATAGTGCTTACACCAAGAGCAGCGAACCAGATGCCTACAACAGGCCATGCTGCGAGGAAGAAGTGAAGCGAACGAGAGTTGTTGAACGAAGCGTATTGGAAGATCAGACGACCAAAGTATCCGTGGGCAGCAACAATGTTGTAGGTTTCCTCTTCTTGTCCAAATTTGTAACCATAGTTCTGAGATTCGGTTTCCGTAGTCTCCCTAACGAGCGAACTTGTAACAAGGCTTCCGTGCATAGCACTAAACAGAGAACCACCAAAAACACCCGCGACACCAAGCATGTGGAAAGGATGCATGAGAATGTTGTGTTCTGCTTGGAAAACCAACCTATTAAGCAGAACGAGGAACCTATGTTTCCATAGGGATTGGACTATATCATCACTAATAGAAACTCTATTAGTGTCGGGCGCTAATCTGGTATTACGAACCACGCTTGGTTCACCCAGTAGTCTCTGAACCTTCCCCAGAAGCGTCTGGGGCTTGGATGCTGATTGCCTTGTCGTATTGTTCTTTGAGAAAGAGATTAAACTGTTCTTCTGTATTATTACCATAACCATAAATGTCGTGGAATAGTTTATGAACTTCTTTATGAATAAGAACGCCGTTGGTAATATCATATCTCCTTTGAGGATATGCATTCCAACTATCTAAATGATGAGTAACAAGGTTGGATTTTTTACCAGTAACAACACAAGTTCTATTAAACCTTTGTTTTACTGCCTCCCTCCAAATATAATAATCTGTTGAGGGATTGCTAAAATCTCTATTTGGAGTTCCTTTATATGCAGGATGGTTTTTACCAAACTTACCTTTAAGAGAACCTTTACGACCTTGTGCTCTTAGAGATAGAAGTTTTCTGGTTTTTTCACTAACATCTTTTCCCTTTTGAGTTTTAGAGATAGTGATTTTCCTACAATGAGGACAACCAGTTTTCTTTGCGTTTTTATAAGAAGCAACACTTGTATCAAAATGATTATTACAAGTATTACAGAAGAACTGGACTTTACTTTTAACTCCTGTATAACCTTCCATAGAAACAATGGTATGATTTCTATTTTCAGCAATACTTTTTAAGTCGTCAATAGTAAGTCTTTTAGACATTTAACTTTATGTATCTAATATTATTTATAATAACATAAAGTTAAAGGTTAGTCAATACGATTTAGGTTTCCAGCAGTTCACCCGATTTATACTACACATTGGTTTAGTTTATGTAGTTAAACGTTCCACTGATTCCAAGAGGCATTGCATCAGAGAAAGAACCTTGACCGAAAGGATAGACCAAGAACACTGCAGAAGCAGCAGCAACAGGTGCAGAATATGCTACGCAAATCCAAGGACGCATACCAAGACGGTAAGAAAGTTCCCATTCACGTCCCATGTAAGCATAGATGCCGATGAGGAAGTGGAAAACTACAAGTTGGAAAGGACCCCCATTATAGCAGTCGGGGGAACCATATGTTTCCATATGGACTGGACTATATCTTCACCTTATTATCTTCATAAGGTGTCGGGCGCTAATGTCGTATTACTCAACACGCTTGTTGAACCGACTAGTCTCTGAACCTTCCACAGAAGTATCGTCTGTGGCTTGGCTGCTGATTGGCGTATTCTCTAAAACCCAACTACAAGAAATACCACTCGTTAAAAGTCTATTTCCGTTAGCAACACTATTGAGATGTGAAGGATAAACTTTTACCCCATACTTTTCCAGTATCAAAGAACAAACAGTTTTAAGTGTTTTATCTTGTTCTGGGTTAAACTCAATATTTCCAAGATGTTTACCAATAGACCGTTCAGTTAGTTTTTCGTGGATGTGAAATACTTTCTTATACTTTCTATTAGTTAGAGTTTCTTGTGTTGCATTTTTTGGATTTTTATATGCAAAGTTGATAAGGTTTTTACCAATTTTCTGCCTAGCACTTTTAGGTTGTTTGATAGCAGCAGCACGAAGTTGTCCGCTTTCTTTTGCAACCTTACCACCCTTCTTACCTGCGAGAGAAATGACTTGTTGGATTATTTCTTCTTTTGAGGAATACCCTGCAAGTGCTTTCCAAGCAATCTTATCTTCTTCATTTTCCCAAAGACGCCAGTTGCAATAATGAAACATAGCGTGTTGTGTTGGAGAAACCTCTACAAGATTTTGTGGTTCGTCAGACCCACCAAGATATTTTGGAGTAAGATGATGTTTGTGTTTCATAAGAGAACTTAGCTTTCCAGCAGTTCACCCGATTTAAAGTGACCCAATATTATTTATAAAGCCACTCATCTAGGGAAGCAGCTTCCCAGATGGGGTAAAAGTGCAGTCCAATAGAATTGGACGAAGGAACAACAGCACCAGAGATAATGTTGTTTCCGTACATGAGTGAACCAGCAACGGGTTCACGAATGCCATCAATGTCCACAGGGGGAGCACCGATAAAGGCAATGATGAAACAGATTGTAGCAGCGAGCAGGCAAGGAATCATAAGAGTTCCAAACCAACCAACATAAAGACGATTGTCAGTGCTGGTGACCCACTGGCAGAACTGTTCCCAAGTATTCGATTGTCGTTGTTGTGAAATTGTAGCAGTCATTTTAGTTGAAAGTAAGTAGATCCATCAGGGAAATGGTGGAGGTACTTATTTCTCAGTCACCCTCAGACTGAGATATGAGAGACGGATTGGTAACCCTGCCTAGTCTCGGTAGCGGCAGGGGTGTTACAACTTGTTAAGGAGTTGTTACATTCCTTAACGTCGTTGATGTATTTATAATACTACGCATTTCCCCACCTGTCAAGCCCTCCTTGCTAAATAAGTCAGAGTTAACTCCATTAAATGAAAAAAGCATTGTTTGCTTTTGGAATGTTACTGATGGCGGCACCCGCACATGCCGATCTTACTAGCAAAATTTCTTCTTCAGTTCAACTGTCAGTAGAAGGACCCGCAGTCCAATCTACAAGACTTGGTTCTTCTTATTCAGTATCTGGGAACAACATCGCAATTACCACTCTTGGTGGTTTGACTGGTGGCACCGCAACAGCACCAGCAACAGTAAGTGCAACTTCTTATGCAATCAATAATGACGGTCAGTCATTTAGTTTTGCTGAGAATACCTTTATTGGTGACACAGTAGTTACTACGCAGACAGCACTCTCTGGTGGTCAGATTGATACTCCAAATCTTTATGGAGAAACTACCACTCAGATTGGTGGAACTGCTGGAGCACTTGCTGGAACCATCGATACCGCAGGAGCAATCACTCTGACTGCTGGTGGTGCTGGAACAGTAGCAACAGGACAATTCGTAACAGAACTGACTGTAAGATAATGAAAAGGTTATTTGTTATTCTGGCACTGCTAGGTTCTCCTGCCTATGCGGTGCCTGTGGTTCCTAACTTTAGTCAAGGAAGTATGACGAGCCACACAGAAACAAGGTCAAAAATAACAGAGACCATCAACTCGATGGACTATAACACTGGGTATCAATATTCCGTATCTGGATCTGGTATCACTCCAACAGGTGCATTGTCGCCAACTACATCTACTTCTACATCGACCATAGACGGGGTAACTTCTACATGGACAGGAATCGGGAGCAAACCAAACTTCACACAAACAACTCCAGGAGCAGCATTTCAGTTTGCAGAAACTTACCGTGGTCCTGGTTTAAGCAATCAAACAATAATTCAAAGAGTCACAGAAGTAGAATCAATAACAGACACAACTTCCATATTCAGTCAATAATAGGAGTCATCCTTCTTGGAACACTATCGCCACATAAAGCTTTGGCTGAAACTGTTGGTGGTGTATCTGCTACTGCTGCTCCTGTTGCTAATAGTTCAGGGAGCGTTACCAATCAGGCGATCCAGGTGCTGCAAGGTCCGTATATTACGAACACTTATGGAAATGGAATCCAATGTCAAGGACCAACCAGAAACTTTACCCCCTATGTAACTGGCAGTGTATCAGCACAAAAACCATGGGAACCTTACTACAAAGATCCAGTATATGATATGCGAGACTTTGATGAAGATGGTGCTCCAGATAATCCTGGTGATGTGTTGTATCGTGTTCCTATCAGAACAGGACAAAAAGACAACCTCAACCTTGGAGTTGGATTCTCAATCACATGGTCAG